GTGTTATGAAAAAAGAATGCCTACTCCTTCGGGAGTAGGCGGTGGTTAGTTGGATGGCAGATCGAACTCTGCCAATTTAATCGCATGATCCCTTTGGAGCTGAAGGAGGGCTGATTCCCTCCAAGCTCCGGTTGCGTCCTCTGCTACGCCGGCGATGTTGTTGCCGGCTCGTGATAGTTTGACGAGTGAATCTGCGTTAATGCTGACGAGATCCGTGGTGGCGTCTGCCAGAGTGATTACGGTGCGCCCTAAAGATGTTATAGTCTTGAAGTTAAACACGGTGGTTCTCCTCATTGAGGTTATAGGTTACGGAACAGGAGCGACCTGCTCCATGATTGAAGCGTAGCTAATGTGTCTTAGAAGTTTAGGGTCGAAAGTTCTGGGAGGTAGGGGGGAGGGTTTGTCAGCAGGATGGCTGCTGAGAAGAACTGCACTTATACTTAGATATGGTATTTTCAGAAAACCCTAAATTTGAATCTTATAGTCTGCAGTCATAGGTAGATAAGGTTTTTTATAAAACCCTAAGTATAATAATTACATTTCAGATTTAAGTATGGATTAAGTTTAGCCATTAAACATGTGTAGTAGTTTAAGGGTGTAGCGTAGCGGAACCCTTAAACACACAAAGTGGTTTAGAAACGTAGTTTCTAAACAAGAAAACCCCAAGTGAATTAACACTCAGGGTTTTCTCTGAAAGGAGGTAAGAATGAAAAACGAGTCCTGTTACTTTTCGCCACCTGGACCTGGGCGATGAATGGTACTGTTAAAATATATGTACCAAAGGGGAGAATATTTTGATAAGTACCGGGTAATTATAAATAGATTTATTAAGGAGATCCTGTGTCTAAGAAAGATCGTATTGCTATTGTAATCAGTATTCCTCTTTTGGTTTTCTTTGTACTAGGAATAATAAGTTTAAGACTTAAAAAGGTAAAAGAGGAACTAAGAGAGGAAGAATCTAAGGAGGGTATTAACTAGTTATATACTAGAAGAATAAGAGTATTCTTACTAGGAATACTCTAGATATATACTAGAACAATTAAGAAGATATTCTACTAGAGTATACTCTAGTGTTATACATATTATATAGTTGGTTTTTTCCTTTTCGTTGCACTTTTTATACACTCAAATTTCCTACCTGTCAATGTTTATTCCTATAAAAATACATCCCAACCTGCATACTATTTATACTTAACCCATAATTTTATTCTTTGGTTTCTCTCCTGTATCCCTCTTATATTTTAATTAATTAAAGGGGAAACATGAAGAAATTTATTGGGGTGAAACTCGTAGATGCAAAACCTATGACCAGAGGAGAGTATAATATACTCCGAGGTTGGGAGTTGCCTTCTGATGAGAATGTGGGTGATCTTGGTTATTTAGTTAAGTACTCTTCTGATTATATAACCTGGTGTCCTACCAAAGAATTCAACAAACAAAATCTGCACATTGCTGGAGAGAACAATACCATAACTCAGGTAGATGTAAATGCCATGACTGAGAAGGTACACCTGCAAACTATTAAACCTAATAGCCGGGGCAGTCTAGTTACAGTTGTTACGGTTACTCTGAAGAATGGTTTTACTCTTACAGAAACAAGCTCATGTGTTGATCCAGCCAATTATGATGAATCCATTGGTTTTGATGTCTGCATGGAGAAGATCAATAACAAGATATGGTTTCTTCTTGGGTTCTTATTGCAGTCTGGTCTTTATGGATTTTCTGGGGAGAGATATTAAATGACCCCAGAACAGTTTAAAGAAGCACTCCCTCTGCAAATAAGAAGTGCTGTAAACCCAGAAGTTATGCAGGCAATCAATGAGAAATTAGATTGTCCTGAAACCATGGCAATATTTAAAGACAATCTGCTTAGTTACTCTAGTGTAATGCTAGAGGGTAAGTTCAAGATGACCAGTTACATTAACGCTGTTAAATATGTCAGCTTTAAGCTTCTTGGTCATACCAACATTTCAGCATACTCCAAGACCTTTCCCGGTAAAGTTATTTGGTTTCAGAATAAGGGTACTTCCGACAAAGATATTTCTAGTTATGTTCATGCGTACCATAGAAGCAAGCTGGTGAATCTTATTATGGAACAGACCCTAATACCCTGCCATGTTCTGAATGCTCCAATGTACCAGCAAGCAATCAACACACAGGCCGAGCTTATGATGAATGCCAAGTCTGAGAAGGTTAGATGTGATGCTTCTGATAGTTTGATGAAGCAACTTAGACCACCTGGAGTTAAGAAGGTAGAGTTGGATATTGGGCATAAGCAGGATAAGACCCTTGATACTCTAAGAGCTACCACTAGGGAATTGGTGGAGCAGCAGAAAAGATTGATTGCCCGAGGTGCGTCTGTAAAGGCTATTGCAGAAGGGGAGTTAGTTGTCAAAGATTGATACCAGCTTACTCGACTTAGATGACAGCACCAAGACAGTAGAGGATTGGTTAAAGGAAGTCTGTTACTCTTCTGATAGTGACTATGTCCCTTCTGATTTTGCACTAGAATTTGTTGCTTTTATTAAGTTAGTTAATGGTGCTAAGGGCGAAGAGAATAAAACTCCTGTAGTCCATATGAAGATGTTGGACAATATTCAGAAGAATGACAAAGACACAGTTAATATGTGTCACCGAGGGATAGCCAAGACTTCTGTTCTTGGTTCATATTTGATTCTCTACATAGCCACCTATGGTGATATCCCTGGTTTCGGTGAAGTAGGTTACTCCCTCTATGTTTCTGATGCAGTAGAGAACGGAGTTAAGAAGATGAGAAAGGATTTAGAATTTAGATGGGAAAATTCTGTATTCCTACAAGAGTGGGTTCCTATAATCAAGTTTACCGATGTTAGATGGGAGTTCAGGAATAAGGATGGTAAGCGTTCTGTTGTTAGCGGGCATGGGGCTAAGACAGGTGTGCGTGGTACTAGAGAGTTAGGTAAACGACCAGTGTTAGCAATCCTTGATGACTTGATATCTGATGATGATGCAAGGTCAGCTACGATTATAGCCTCGGTAGAGGATACAGTCTACAGTGCTGTAGATTATGCTCTACACCCTCAACGAAGAAAGGTCATTTGGTCAGGCACACCATTCAATGCCAAAGACCCTCTCTACAAAGCAGTAGAGTCAGGAGCTTGGTATGTGAATGTTTATCCCATATGTGAGAACTGGCCGTGTTCTAGAGAAGAATTCGCAGGGTCTTGGGAAGATAGGTTCACTTACGATTATGTTTTAAAGCAATATAAGAAAGCTATGAAATCCGGGAAGATAGATACTTTCAATCAGGAGCTGATGCTGAGAATCATGTCTGATGAAGATCGTTTAATTAAAGACGATGAGATTAATTGGTATAGCCGGGATCTGCTTTTACAGAAGAAGGATTCTTTTAACTACTACATAACAACCGATTTCGCCACCAGTGATAAGAATTCTGCTGATTACTCAGTGATATCAGTATGGGCCTACAATTCTAAAGGTTTCTGGTTTTGGGTAGATGGTGTCTGTAAGAAGCAAACCATGGACATAAACATAAATGATCTCTTCCGGTTAGCTCAGAAATGGAAACCTCAACAGGTGGGTATAGAGATCAGTGGTCAGCAAGGAGGCTTTATTCCTTGGATTCAGGATCAGATGATTATAAGGCAAAACTTCTTTAATCTAGCTAAAGACAAAGACAGTTCTAAGCCCGGTATTAGGCCCAGTACAAATAAACTACAGCGTTTTAATATTGTTGTTCCTTGGTTTAAAGCAGGTCAGATGTTCTTCCCAAGAGAGATGCAAGAGAATCCCATTATGCTAGAGGCGATGAATGAATTACAGTTGGTAGCACTAGGTGGGATGAAAGCTAAGTACGATGATTTTTTAGACACCATATCTATGCTAGCAAACATGACTCCTTGGCGGCCAAGTGATGGCATACCTATGGTAAAAGATGCAGATACTAATATCTGGGAAATGGAAACAGAAGAAGCAATGACGGCGATATCGTCATACATAGTGTAGAGGAGATTTATCTATGGTACTGCAAGATTTACTTGATGGGCTAGCTTATGGTGAGTTTTCAAACTTAGCTATAGTCAGTCCCACAACAGGGACTATTAAAGATTCAGCATACCCAAAAGTAATAGCTCAAGTTAATAGAGCGTTACGAGAACTATATAAAAGATTCATGCTAAAGAAGAAAGACTGTATGGTGCAACAGCAAGAAGGATTTACTACTTATTATTTACGGACTGACAGTATTGACACAGATATTACCACCGAAGATGATTTAGGTGATCCTTTTGCTGATGATGTTATTCGAATACTCAGTGCAATTGATATGATTACTGGATTGGAATTGCCTCTGAATGACCCAAAACACCCTGATACTGGAGTGTTTACTAAGGCCCATGACACTATACATATGATTCCAAGCAACCCTCTTAAAACCATCAAAATAACCTATCAGGCAAGCTACCCAAAAATAGTAATTACAGAAGATTTTAAACCAGATAAATATACCCTGTATTTCCCCTCTTTTATAGAGGAGGCTTTGACTGCGTATGTTGCTTCTCTGTTGGTTCAGGGCAAAGTTACTAGGGCATCAGAGGGTGAGAGTTATGCCTCTAATACCTATGATTATAAATATGAGGCTGCCTGCCAGAAGATTATTAATCTTGGTTTAGCAGAAGAAGCAAATACATTGTTTACAGGCTTTGAGTCAAGGGGGTGGGTATGATACCAGGAAAATATGATATTAAAATTTTTAGGGGGAGTACTTGGTCCATTACTCTTGAGGCAGCTGGCATTGATTTTTCTAAATATGATTTGGTACGTATGCAGATTAGGCCCCCTTGGGTTAAAGGTTTTCCAAGAAAGAAGCCTCTTATAGAGCTAACATTAGATAATAATCGTATTCGATTTGAAGACAACTACGAGAAAGTAGTGCTCTATATATCTGCCACAGATACTACAAAGTTGTCTTTTAATGAAGGTGCTTATGACCTGGAATTTATAATACACGCCAACCCAGGTGTTACAGAAGAGGTGGTAGATAAACTTATCTATGGTTCTGTATTTGTAAAAGGAGAAAAAACTGTATGACATCAGATATTAAGATATATGAAGATCCAAAATCTGTTGTTATAAGTACTGATACTTTTCCAGTGACCATTACAAATAACCAGGATAACTCCGTTATTGTAATCGAAGCTTCTCCTATAGTTGTCACTACTACTGAAGATGCACCCGTTTTAATTATTGATTCTGGTAAACCAGGAAAAGATGGAATTGATGGTAGACCTGGTTCTACAGGAAAAGATGGTATTAATGGTACACATGGAATTAATGGTGTTAATGGAACTAACGGGTTAAACGGTCTTAATGGTATTAGAGGAATATCTGGATTACAGGGAATACCCGGCAACAATGGCAAGCTCGGTTTAACTGGTTTACCTGGAATTCCAAGTACTCCCGGTAGAGTGGGTACTCCTGGTCTTCCGGGTATACAAGGATCACAAGGAAATCAAGGATTACCGGGATTACCAGGTAGTAATGGTATAATTACTACTGATGATATTCTAATTGAAATTCTTAATAAGATAGGGTTAGATCATTTAATACCTGGACTACGGACGGACTTTGAAGACTTACAAAGATTATTTATTAAAACTCCTTGGGATTTATTGTTAACCTATCCTGATGGTTTAATAATTAAAGAAGCAGGTAGAGAGTACACAGATGACAGTATCTTCGATGCTGTGTATAACATTAATTTAGGTATAGATGGTAAAATAGATGCAGCATTCTCTTCTATATGGCAGACTGCCTACTCAATCCAACAAGAAGTATCTAGAATTTATGGTGAGTTAACTGGCAGATTTGTAAAAGACGAGTCTGCTATAAGTCAGTGGGCTGACCAGATATTTTTACTAGTCAGTAGGCTAGATAATATTGATGGTGAAGAAGGCAATCTTCGTACTTTAGAGTCCTATATTGATATCCAAGCTGGAAAGATAGTACTTGAATCCAGTATGAGAG